CGGTAAACCAGGCTACTACTTTTACCTATCCAATAGCGTTCTCTTCAAACAATGTACTAGCTTTTAAACAAGCAAAATCAAACAGCAATGGTAATAATTATCTAATGCGAGAAGCTGGGATCGGTATTCCCAATAATATTTCGGTATCATTACCTGGAACATCTCCAGCTTTGAGTTTTTACGTTTTTGTAATTGGTTGGTAAACAGTGGGGAGCTAGTGGATATGCAGTTACTTTCCCGATAGCTTTTAACGTTGTTTACAATGTTCTTTCGATCCCTCAGACAACTGCTAGCACATCCAATGCATATTGGGGCAGATTTTATATAACTGCTCTTACTAAAAATGGTTTCAATGTTAGCGATACTGGTGCTGGCAGCAATAGATGGATTGCTATCGGTTCTGCATAGCAACAGTGGGGAGTGAATATACATGGTTGGGTAACATTTCCTATTACGTTCGTCAAATTTAGACGTTTAGTAACGAATCATCAAGGCAATGTGTTTATGGACTCCAAGGCACGAGAAAGCAATACTTTATCAGGATTTACGCTTGACGTTGCGGATAACAGTGATCAGAACAAGGATGCTCAATGGATTGCTATAGGTGCTTGATACAGTGGGGATATGGTAATTCTGAATCAACACAAACATTTCCAATTAAATTTACTAACTCTGTAATTGGTATTTACGGAAGTAAGAGGGCTATAAATTACGAATATACTTTTGCAGCAACGAGTATTACAAATACAAATTTTTTCATGTCTACACGTAACTCAGAGGGTAGCAGTAGGGTTATAGCTTGTAACTGGCTGGCTATCGGCCAATAGCAAACCAAATGAAACTACCAAACCATGGATCACCGCCATAATCTTGTTTGTATACGTTGAATTTGGATGTGGTCCAATTACGTGGCTGTACCTCCGAATCGTATTTTGTCGGATTATTAGTATCGGTGTTTCTTAGTCCGCAAAATAGGGCAAAACAAGCAGAATTAAAATTCACAGGAAATGCGTACCAACCGCTTTCCCCCTCGCTTCCGTTGTTACCAGCGCTATTAATTCCCCACTGTTGCTAAGCACCTAAAAACAAATAGAAAATGTTTGCATTTGCATAACCAGTACCAGCGTTATTGGCATACATATAAATTTTAAAATTAGTATTAGTTATGTCAGTTATTGTTGCGTATTCTGCCGCGGCGACCGGATCTCCGTTGAATAAAGCTAAACCACCAAAGCATTCGTTGAACGAAACAGGGAAGTTTATTATCTTAAGATTAACAGTATCTCCTAAGATTTTTCCCCACTGTTTATTGTCCAACGACAAACCAGTAGATGCCTGTCTTTCCACCGCCATTGTTATCTCTTAACTCTATTGTTTGCTTGTCGGTAGGTTTGATACCAATAGTAACCGTCCCAGAATCATTTGCTGCACCTACATAACCACCCTTCTTAAAAGCAATAGGTAATTTAACAGTACTTTGATGAGTATTATTATGCTCTTTAAATCCCCACTGTTCAATGGCCGCCAACGAAATACCAGCCAGAAGTTCCATGAAGGTATAAATTAACACTGGTAGTGCCTAAATATTCTGCTCCAGTTGCCGTAGCTGACGTGCTTGTAGTTTTTGGTACGGCAACAATGAATAGTGCCGCAGTTGGAAACGGAATTGGAAATGTTGCTGTACGTGATGAACAATATCCCCACTGTTCAATAGCCAAGTGAAATTGCAGTAGTGGTGGGCCTGATGTATGAAACGGGGCTATTATATCCAGCCGTAAAACTCCACCCAGTAAGGGTGTAATCGAAAGTAAAACCACAAAACTCTCTTGCCGGAAAGCCAGGTGCGCCAACAACTACTGCCGTATAAACACCATTGAATTTTAAAGCCCAAGCGCCTGAGCCGACAGTTGAATATCCCCACTGTTGCTATGCTACGCCAAAAGCACACCAGTATTTTCCACTGCCGCCACCAGATGCTCCAATATTCATACCTGATATAGAAACATTATAAACTGTATTTGCTTCACTGGGACTTCCATTGTGGCAAATACAAGAAATTGCTGTAAATACATTTGAAAATTTGAAGGGAAAAGTTATATATGGTCTACCTGTATTGTTAGTAAATCCCCACTGTTCAATGGCCTAAAAGAATGTAATTAGGGACTAGTGAGCCGCCACTTCCTGAATCAAGGCTAGTTATCAATCTAACAGTTAGTGAGTTACCTGAATACGCTGTAACAAAACCAACAAATAAACTCGGGCCACTTGTTGAGGAAGCACATATAAAGCCCTGATATAAGGTTGACATTGAAATTGGCGTAGATATGGTTACTGTACCAATATCTTTAGGCGTAGCATAATCTTTTTTGCTGAATGAAGATGACGAACCATTTCCCCACTGTTTACCGTCCTACAGCGAACAACCTTGACGTCTGCGTTCCGTTCCAGCGATCATCATTATACCCATTACAAAGTCTGTAATTAATATTAGTGTTGCTTATGCCATAGACGAAAGTTTCACAGTTATCTGGTGAAATTACATTCGCATAATATAACTCACTGAACGCAATAGGATACGTTATAACACGATCATTACCAGAATTGGTATATTTTCCCCACTGTTTAAAGGCCTACTGCTATTGCAGATCCGCTAATATTTGATACCCAACTTTCATTTGTTGCGCATGAAGCTGTATAACCAGTTAGTGAAATTGTTCCGGAATCACCATACCAAGTTCCCGATGATTGCGAGCCTGTGCGTGTCATGGTAATGCCGCCAGCAACAAATTCTGTGAATGGTATTGCCCATAAACCAGGGTTATTTCTCCACTGTTTATACACCAGCAACAATATAGTTGCCGCCATAAGCTCCTGACGATGTAATGAAAATACTGTTGATCGTAGATTTATCATTATTAAATGAGAAGTAACCGTCAGAGCTGGTGGTAGAAGAAGTTATATCAGTAACTACACAAATAAATATTTTTTCGTTAAAGCTTAGCGGTAAATTGTTTATTCCGCTTCCACACGTTCCCCACTGTTTACTCGACT